CCAGCCTCCTATTCCACCCTTGCTGAAAGGACATGGAAATTTTCCATCTCCTCAGTAGTTGGTGTTCAAGGAAGGCACCAATCCCTTTCTGAAACAACATATTAAGATTGGGTTCGGTACAGATTGTACGCGAGATGTCCGTCGTTTTAGGAACAAATGAAAGACGGTTGCCCTCTACCAACGAGAGCCCATGGTGGTCCTTACGCGCAATTTCAGCGTGATGCCACCTAGGCCACTGACGTATGGCAGACCGATAAGACCGGTAAAGATGCTCACTTGTGCAAGAGAGGTTCGAGTCGAACAACTTTGTGTAAAAGTTATCCGACACTACGCCCCTGCTCGCACCCGGACCCGTTGAAAAACCTTCCGAAATTCGCTGAAGGTCTAACAACAAGTCAGGGCCAGAGTAGAAGTATGAGTCAACAAGGTTTTTGACCTCGCCAACCAACACGTCTTCAAAGAGATTCTCTGGTTTCAACGCGAAACGCCTACAGGCCTCGTTGCTCTGAAGAAAGAGCTCGAGAGCTTTAGCGTCCGCGTCTGCGGATTTCACATCCTCAAATTTCTTGAGGAAGGATCTCCGTAGCCAAAGAGCCTCTGCCTCCGACAAACTCATGTCAGAAGTCAACATGATGTCTGTTTTAGGTAAGTCATCTTGAAGGCGGGAGAACACAAGAGCATAATCATGCATGTGGTGTCCTTTATTTCGCTGGCTATGTCTTTTTAAGCCACTTAATAAGCACCGAGATCGAAAGGTTTGTAACCTCTTTCACTCTGGCAGACATCCGCACAACGAGTACGACAGTACGAAACCGCATCTGTCTAACCACGGCACCCTCCCCTAAAACATTACGCTTTAGGAGAGTCCGGAGACCACGGTGTCACCCAGTCCAGCAGAAAGCTGGCTGAGCGCACCGACGAGCAGCGAAATCGCCGCTCTCAGGCTTGCCGGATCCGCAGTGTCCGACCCTGCTGGAACATCGATGCTGCAACGAATCAGCAGCACCGATGCTGGCTGGGAACTCAACGGGATCGCGCCCTTTCGGACGATGAACACGTGAGTATTTTTCGGCACACTCGGCAGAAGGCCGGTGACAGGGTGTGGTTTCCCGATGGCTTTAAAGGCCTTCGGCCGCACGTACGTGACGGTAAATGGATCCGATGCAGTATGGATCCGAACACCCACTTGCGTGCCTCCCGCGACGGTCACGGCCCACTGCTTACCGTTCACGTCGGGTGCAACATCCGGCGTGATCGTATAGGTAGGAGACGTAAAACCCGTCTGGGCTCCCCCGGTTACGGGGGAGGTTAGTGCAACTGTCATAGTGACAGCTCCCTTTCTTGGTAGTTGAACAAAAGAGCCAAGCTACGCATAGAAGTCCCCTTCAATGGCTTTTCCGTGACCGGAGTAGGTACCCCGGATCCTTCGCTAGCTTTGACGATACGTCAACAGCCACACGAAGGGACCAGAAAAGATCATTGGCTTTGGACCGCGCAGTGGCTACCATGTTACGCATTTCCTGGTAGTCCAATCGGTGGAAGGCTGCAAACCCTAGGTCACGAATCGGCTTTTGTGCCGACAAGTAACCCTGGTCTCCAACCTGCGCGATTGAGTTGAGATACGTGGCCCAGAGGGACAGTATCACCAGGTCCTTCGAAAACATGTGTCTGCGCTCGAGACAGCTGTACCTCGACCTCATGGCAACATCTTCCGGGTTTTTAGACTCGGAAAGATAGTTCACCGTGAAGTAGACGATAGCTGACGCGTCTGAACAGAGAAGATGCTCCAGGCTCTCTTCAGAGCCGTCAGGAGATACTACTCCGTTCGATTGCAACATGGAGCGAAAAGCTTCGACTTCATGAAACAGGTCCATTGCGTTTATCCTCTATGTTTAGTAGAAAGGCTTGGGTGGTCTCGCACCTGTGGCGAGGGCTCCAATATTTAACCATTGGAGTCCCCCCGGCAGGCTAAACCTCAAGTATTGAGACAAGTCTGTCTGAACACCTGGGGAACGCGTGACCGTCTTCCTGGTTGAATGCGCGTGCATTTGCGCAGCATGGAAGCCGTCAAATAACGCACCGTATAAGGCAGCCGTGGCAGCGTTGTCCGGTATCGTATAGAAGTCCTCTGTGGACTTCTGGATATGGACTTCCGCCGCCCAAGCTATCTCACCGATGTTGTTACTAAACGCTTCTATGACGTCGCCTACATTAGTAAAGTAGTCGACTAGGAAACTCCATGGCACGGCCTCCCACGCGGATGGCAAAAAGTCGGCGAATGTAAAACCCGCCAACTCAGCCAGCCGAAGCGCGGAAGACTTTGCGTATGAAGAATCCTGAAGCCTAGTCCGGAACTTACCGTAGATAATACACTCCGCGGACGTCTTCTGACGCCACTCGCGATTAAATATCATCGCAGAGCCGGCATCATAGCCGTCAGCGTAGTGATTACCAAAAGTGGTAGTGCCGGGGGTTTCCTCTGACCCGTAAGCTCGGAACTGTTGACGCTCTAAAGCGTCTCTAGTCGCCAAGCGAGCGAGCGCAAGGGCCCCGTCACGCGTATCGGCCAGCAAAGGTTGCCAGCCGAACGTCATTTCCAGATAGGTATCCGCAAGAACTTTGGCCTTAGTCTGCTTAGACGCCCCCGATCGTTTCAAGGATTTCATTATCCTTGGGATACGTCGTGTAGCGAATGCAACCTGAGACCTTAGACTCTTTGCGGGGCGCACGACCATTTGGAGAGTCTTCTTCAGCTCCGCAGCAACGACGCCACCCATAAATTGGCGGCGGCGCGCTGTAAGCCGTTTGTGGACAATCCTCTTGGCCTCAACACACGCTTTGTCAAAAGAGACTCCGGCAAAATGCTGAGTTATCAAGGACGGATTGTTTAGGGATAAAAATACCCCTTCCAACCCGCTCTGAAAAATAGCATTGAGCGGATCGCCCGGCGTTAGACTATAGCGGCGAGTCAAACTCGCCTTACAGTCCGTAGCTTCGCCGTTCGTAACTGTGACGACCATTGTCCCAGTAGCGTTAACTCCTCTCCGGATCAAAGCCCGATAGTTAGGGTTATTCGAGCCGGTACGGGTATAACTATACTGTCGAACCACAGAAGTGGTTGACGGCGGAGTTAGTGGCCCGTTAGGGAGTTTATCGCGAAAAGCTCTGCCTCTAAACGAGACAAAGTTATTCTGGGTTTTGTTGCCCATCACAGTTCCTCTTAGACTACGAGCAGGAGCCCGTACGACTGCCAAGCAAGTAAAGGACTGAGACCAGATCCACGGGCCCGCAAGAGACAATGCACTGGTCGGGACACACACGGGCTTTGAACGTGTGTGCCTCCTCAGCTGCACTACCCCTCACGGGTTCTGTGAAGAGATGGATTCAGTACTAGGTTGCAGGCTGGTAGATGAAGGAGTTTCACCCATACGCC